GTGTAAGCCATAGCACGAGCCAAAGCCTTGGTGTAACGAGCGGATAACGAGTCATACAAGTTATCTTCGATAGCTTCTTCAGTCAAGCTGAAGCCCAAAGCGATTGTTTCGTGGTTGTAGCGAGCTGTCCATGCTTCTTGTGCATTGTCATAAGCGATGGCAGAGCCTTCGTTCTTAACAGGTGCAGCAGAGAAACCAGAAAGCTTTGTTTCTTCTTCGAAAGAACGCTCAGAAGTCTCTGTTTCGTAGATTTCTTTGTGTTCTTCACCGTAACGAGCGTACTCAAGTCCGAACAATGCGTTCAAGCCCGGGAGCAACTCTTTCAGTAGTTGTGCGCGTGAAATAGCCATTTATAGCTCCTTAAGCTGTGTAATCAGTACCGGTGAGGGCAGTGATTTGTGGATTGTTGATCTTAACGATCACTTCTGGGTAGAAGAGAACGCCGGTTGCATTAGCGTATGCAGTGTCTGGAACAACTGCTACTACACGGAAAGGCAATGTTGTTGCATTACCCAAGCCATTGGCAGGTAATACTACAGAAGAGCCAGAATCACCAGTAGTGCTTGATGGTGTACCGTATACAGTTGCTACGTTTGTACCAACAATAGTCTTGTTAGCACCTGTTACTACGCTTGTATTACCTGTAGTTGTAACAGCAACTTTGAAAGCAGCCATTGCGTCTACTACAACGTAACCGATTGGGCTAGTTACGCCAGAACCTGGGTAGTACTGAGCTTGTACAGTTTGACCTTGTGAGTTAACGTACTGGCAACCTACAAAAGTACCAATGATAGTACCGGAAGTAGTTGCGCCTGAAACAGAGATAGTGCCCCCGTCGACTAATTTAACTGTGTCGCCGTTGTAGATTGCTGTACCTGTTGTAAGTGGGAACTGAAGAGTCGCACCTGCATATGGTAAGCCGTCCACACGGTTTACAGCTTTAAAGCCGTAGGGAGTTGAGATGGTTGGATAAGCCATTGTAAAACTCCTAATTTAAAATTTAATTACCTTTACCAAAGGAACTTGAGGATTTCCGCTCTTGGAAGATTGGCATCCGTGGGTCACTTTGACGCATTAAATTATTGTCTACAGCCTCTGTTTGAGCTTGTGTTTGCTTCGCATAATGTGAATTACGCTGTTCAACAAATTCAATTGGAGTTTTGCAGAGCAATAACCCGCCGATCTCAATGTTGTCTTTATAACGACTATTGGGATCAACTAACAGTTGGAATTTAGGTTGTTCTTCAATCCTTACTGGCTCCCAACCCTCGCGCAATTTAGCGGAGAGGTTGCGTGGATCAGCTTGGTTAAGGGTTGCGACACGAATCCAACGATAAGCATAGCCAGCCTCTTTGTCAGGCTCAGGGAGTAACTCAGCAGGCGCCCACTGTTGAGGGCGTTGTTGTGTTTCACGGCTTTCCAGCTCACGTTTAAGTCTATTGTTTTCAGCCATTTAGGGCCTCCAGTTTTGTAAGTTCACGGGCGTACTGCTCAGGTGTTAATCCTAGTTTTTTAGCTAGGGCAACTTGCGTATTACTCAACCTAATCTTCTTAGGCGAAGTACTGCGCGACGCTGGCGCTACAACCGTACTTGCTTTAGGTTTTGAAGTTTTCTGTGGTTCTTCTGCCCTAACTTTTTCAGCTCCAGAATCTTGATCGTCTTCAAAATTCTCTGGAAACCGACGACGCATTGTTTTATCAATGTTGTCGTAATACTCATCCGAACCGACTGTTACACCGTTTCGTTTTAACTTCTCATGCAATCCGAGGGCTAATGAGGTCATTTCTTCGTCTTGACCAAACCACTCATTTCGTTGTTGCCAGTCGACAGCTTTATTGTCGGGACGCGGAACTGATTGCTGTTGAGGGATTTGTACCTCATTTTCCTCATCTTCGACAGGTTTTCTGTAAATTGGGTTGTAATTGTCCAATTTGTCAACTTTGATCTTTGCCATTGTCAAACGCTCTTGAGCTTCAACTAGCTTGTCAGAATCACCGGCGTCATAAGCGTCTTTGTATTCTTTCTTAGCAGCTGCAAGTTCTTGAGTCGCTGATTGTTTAGCAACACCAACATACTCTTCTTCACCGCTATGCAGTTTAGATTTAAGAGCTTTGTTTTCTTCCGCTAGCTGTTGGGCTACACGGATAGCTTCTTGGCGTTCACGATCGGCAGCTTCTTTTGCACGGCGTTCATCATGCCAAACCTTCTTCATCTTGATAAGTTTGTCTTTAGCTTCAACACTGTACTGATCTAATTCATCAGCATCTAATTTAAGCTTTTTGACTTCTTCTTCGGATACAGGTTGACGGTTGCGATCCTTTGGTGGGGTATCGTCTTCGATTTCAATTTCAATGTCTGCGACATCGGTTTCTAGTTGAATTTCGGCTTTCGCTTCTTTTTCATCAGGAAACTCAAATTCTACTTGATCCATGAGCTACTCCTTAAATGTATTTTCGACTGATGCCACGAGGATCCTGAACTACGGCCTCTACGGAGTCATCATTGATAATGCGGAATTCACGACCATGAATTACTAGACGTGTACCTGCATTTGGGCGTGTAAGAATGAAATCACCTTGTTTACACCAGGCTCCGGTTGGGAAGCGTGTTGTATCTTTAAAACAATCAGGACCCATTGCAACCACGAATAACACGGTTGTTAGGAGTTCGTCATGTCGGAGAGTTTCATCAGACTTTAGAATGCCGCTGTCATATTCCTTTTCTGCTTCTGGAATAGCGCATAGTATTCTGTACCCTGTTGGTTCTGGGAGTTGCTTTGCTTTGTCTTCTGCTGCTTTGTGCATTAATGCACTTAAATCTACTGCTTGAGTTAAATCTAGATTACTCATCGTCAGAGTGCTCCAAGTTTTTACGTAGGTCTAATATATTGAGACGTGCGATTAGCAGACCCTGTATCTCACCGCACATCTTTTGGTACTCGGAATAGTCTTTAGCTGTTCCTTTACCTAGAGACTCCTGTAGAATCTCCACCTTCTCATCTATCTGTCGTAATAGATGATTCAGTCCTTTTTCAAGCATCATTCACCTTTCGTTGGTTTAGTTGCCATTTCTCTCGCCATTTCCATACCCATTCTTACGCCTTCCATCTCTTGTTCAGCAGTACGGTTTTTGTCATCCGTCTGAACTTTAATAGCGGCATTAAGTCCGGCAATACGCTCTTGCGATGTAATACGATCACGCTCAATCTGAAGTCGATCAGCACTTTCTGCTGTTTCCGACATGAGCTTTTTCTCTTTCAATTCAAGTTCTTTAGCCTGTAGCTGTAGTTCTTGCTGCTGCATCTGGACCACTGGGTCTTGTGCGGCTTGTTGAGCTTGCTGAGCAGCAATCTCGGTCTTGTTACGTTGTAACAATTTTTGTGACGCATCAGCAGCCAAACGAGAGAGTTGTAGTTCAACTTCTGGTGGCAACTTAGCATCTTCTTCCTCAGAATAAGGAATAGGTACACCAATCATTTCTTCCATCTGCTGACGGTATGCGTAACCCAAGTGCTCATTAATATGAGCTAACATGGCAGCTTGTAGTTGTGGCGCTGCTGGGTTCATCTGTAACAACTGTTGAATCTTAGGATCTTGCATTGCAGACATGTGGACTTTAATGTGAGCCTCATGGTCTTGGTAGATAAACGCCTTGAGTGGTTTACCTCTTAGGACATTCATGTTCTCCGTAACCGGGTCGGTTGGCTTCTGATCGTCTTCCATCGGTACGAGTTTTGCCGCATTCTTAATCCCCAACACGTCGAGCATCTGTCTATGGAGAAGCGGGAGGTTGTATAGTTGGGGCGCCCCTTGGGCCAACTGAAGTACTGCTTGGTACTGGACAATCTTTTGCGCCATCGTCGCCGCATTGGGATCTGAGACCGGTATAACTTCGCAATTGTCATAATCGCTTTTCTTAGCCTTCGGAGATCCTTCAACTGGCTCATAGCTATATTCCTCTGGGGTGTACTCAGCAATGATTTTCTTCAAGAGCTTGAACTCTTGTTTCATTGAGTAGTGGATACGAGCCTGAATAGCAGACATCACCTTCAGTGTGCGTTCCAAAATCGCCAAGGTTGTTCCAACAGGAGCGTTAGCGCTCATATCAGATACCTTCATATCACTCGCAGATGCGAATGCACGACCTTCAGCAATAATCTTATCTAACAACCCAGCCAGAACCATTGAAGGTTCTTTGTACGGCAGGGTCATTACGTTGTCTTTCATTGTTCCGCTTGGTACATCTACGTCACGGAACTCACCTGGTGCTATCGGGGTGTCGTCGCCTTTAACACGCAATCCACGGGTCTTAAAGCCACCTGGCAAGTTTGAAAGCGAGCCTGCGTCAACGAGCTGGCGGAGAATGGAAGTGCCTGATTTAGCAAATGCACCGATAAGATGAATAAGACCAAAGCAATAGAAGCCAAAGCCAGGTATATAGCCGTAGTGAACAAAGTGCTGACGTTTCTGATGAGTCTCATCTTCTGGATCCCAATTTCGTCTAATCGAAAGAACGGTCATACTACCTTTTTCGATAGTCACTACGTACGGCAATGCTATGCCTGTAGGTTCCCCGTCCTCATCCTTATGCTCGTAACCAGGTAAGTCTAAGTTAACGTGCATTTCAAGAACCTTG